GATTTTTTAAAGAAATATAATAATACAATTAATGATGAAATTTGTGATATTAATTTAAAAAAAAATGAATTAACAAAAGAATTTTTAAATAAATTAAATGTTTTTAATACAATTAAAAAAATATTTAATATTAATTATTGTTCTATATGTATAAAAAACCCTATTACACATGTTTTAATACCTTGTGGTCATACTTTTTGTATTGAATGTATTAATAAGTCTTTTAGTAATCAAAATAACAAATGTCCTATGTGTAGAGTTTTTACAGAAAATTTATATAAAATATTTATTTAATTATTTTTATTTAAATAATTTTTGTCTTTTTAATAAAACACGATTTTTTAAAGTTGAAATATTAGACCAAAATTCTTTATTAAATTGTTTATTTTTTTGATAACTATATAAACCATCAGGTTCATAAATATTTATATAAGACATTTTAGGTGAATTCATAGGAGATATTAATTCATTTTCATTTAAAAGTTTATAAATATTTTTAAAATGTATTTTATTTTCTTTTTTATAAGAAAATTTACCAATTTTATTATATTTTAATTCAATTTTTTTATTATTTGTTTTCATAATATAATATTCATCTTCATTTATTAAATTATCTTTTTTAATTGTATAATGATTTTTTTGATTTAAATTATCTTCATTCATAATATTTAAATCTATATTATTTAATTTATTTAAATTATATTTTTTTTTATGTATGGTTTTTATATTTTTTTTAGATTCTTTAGATTTTTTATTAATACAACTAAAATTACAACCCATTTAAATATGAATATATATATATAAAATAATTAAATAGATTTAATAAACTCCCAATTTAATTCTTGACATATCATCTTCCATATTTTATCTTGTTGATATAATTTTTCTCTTGATTTTAATAAGGGAAAATTAACTAAATATTCATCTAAACCTAATAATTGAATAAATTTATGCAATACATAAGAATATGATAAAAAATTTTTTCTATCTTTTGGACAATGTTTAATAAATGGACCTTGTATTTCTTTAAACATATTTCTTAATGATTCTTCTACTTCTGGTGTTAATATAGGAGGTGGTTTTCCATTTATCTTATTAATTATATAAGGAATATGTTCATAATATTTATTTAATTTTAATTTTTTTAATATATCTTTTATTTTATTATTACTAATATCAGCTACATTATAATATCTTTCTTTTTTAAGTTCACATAATATTCTTTCTATAATATCACTACTAATATCAGTAGATTCTTTAGCTTGAAATTGTGATAGCCACTCATTATAGTGATTAATTCTCTTATATGCAAAATATGTACTTTCATTATTTGGTTCTTTATAATTAGGTTTATCAGAATCAATTAATATAAAATATTGTTCGCCACAACATTTACATATATTAATCCCTTCAATATAATTTAATATTAATTGACCATTACAATTAGTACAATATTCTATATTTTGAATAGGTGTTTTTTTATATTTATTATCTAATTTTGATAAATATTCTTCTAATAGTTTTGCTTTTTCTGAACTATAAGAATTATTTACTTTATTTTTATTTTTTAAATCAAAAAAGTTAATAATATTTGTATCAACTTCATTTTTTTCAGATTTATCATAATATTCATATAATACTTCTCCGACATTTAAAAAATAATCTTCTTCTTTTTTATCTTCCTCTATTAATTTTATTGTATCTTTTAATTCATTTATATTTTTAATTAATTCAAATTTTTCATCCATTTCTTCTTCAGTTATTTTTTTATTATCAATTTTTAAATAATGTGTCAATTTATTTTCTATTAATTCTAATTTTTTTTTATATTTATTTAAATTTTTCTTTTCTTTTTCAAATTCTAACATCTTTTCATTATGAAAAAAATCTAATGTTTGTTGTTGTTTTTTTGTTTTTCTTACTTTAACTCTTACATTGAAATTTGACATAAGTATTTTATTAATATTAATATATATTATCTTATATTTAAAATGATAAGTTATAATATATAAAATAATTTAATTATTAAATTATAATGAAAATTTATTATATATTAATTACTATTATATTAGCTTTATCTAATGGTTGGAAATTTCATTATGTAAAAAAAAATAAAATTAAATTACATAAAATACTATATTAATAAATATATATATATTTTCTTATAATATATATTATGGGTGGTGGTTTAATGCAATTAATAGCAAATGGAAAACAAGATGTATATCTTACAGGAAATCCACAAATTACATTTTTTAAAATGATATATAGAAGATACACTAATTTTTCAATTGAATCAATTGAACAACCATTTAATGGAAATGTTGATTTTGGAAGAACATTATCAGCAACTATATCACGCAATGGTGATTTAATGTATAAAACTTATTTACAAGTAACTTTACCTGAAATTGAATGTTCAACTGAAAAAGATAGATTTAGATGGTTAAATTGGTTAGGACATATATTAATTAAAAATGTTGAAATTGAAATTGGTGGTCAAATTATTGATAAACATTATGGAGATTGGTTACATATATGGAATGAATTATCACAACCTGTCGGAAAACAATATGGTTATGCAAATATGATTGGTAACGTTCCAAGATTAACACAAGTTATAACAGGTAATACAAATAATCAACCTTCTAATATTCCTTCAACTACATTATATATACCTTTACAATTTTGGTTTTGTAAAAATCCTGGTTTAGCATTACCACTTATTGCTTTACAATATCATCAAATTAAAATTAACATTGAATTTAGAGAAGCAAAATCTTGTTATTGGGCAACAGGAACATATGAAGATATTCCTCCTTCAATAACAAAATCATCTTTATATGTTGATTATATATATTTAGATACAGATGAAAGAAGAAAATTTGCAAAAGTTAATCATGAATATCTTATTGAACAATTACAATTTACAGGAGATGAAACTATTTCTACACAAAATAATAAAGTGAAACTTAATTTTAATCACCCTGTTAAAGAAATAGTTTGGGTTGTACAACCTAATTCTAATATTGACTATACTTATACTCAAAAATTTGGAGGTCCTCAATTTTATAATTATACTGATTTTATAGATTATACATATTTTAGTGGTACTCCTAATGATCCTCTTGGTACTTCTATGATTGGTGGTCAAAATAGTCAAAATGGATTACCAAATTCAGGCTTTTATTATCAAAATAATAAAGATGATAATATTGTTATTTATCCACAATCAGGTTATAAACCTGATAATAATATAGATAATAAACAATATCCAGGCATAAATAATAATAATTGGAATAATATAACAACACAAAATACTCATACTGAAATATTTTCTACAACTACTGAAATACCTGACCAAAATACAGAAATAGAACATACTAATAAATATGATAAAGGTGCTAATCCTACACTTAATGCTAAAATACAACTTAATGGTCATGATAGATTTTCATTAAGAGATGGAAGATATTTTAATTTAGTTCAACCTTATCAACATCATACAAATGTACCTTGTACAGGAATTAATTTATATTCATTTTCTTTATATCCAGAAGATCATCAACCAAGTGGTACTTGTAATTTTTCACGAATTGATAATGCAACTTTATTACTTAATGTAACACAACAATCAGTACATCAATCTAATACTTGTAAAGTTAGAGTTTATGCAGTAAATTATAATATTTTAAAAATAACTTCAGGTATGGGTGGTTTAGCATATTCATCTTAATCATTTAATGGAATATCTAATGGTTTATATTCTGCTATATTTGAATCAATCAATTGATTTGATTTTTTTTTGAAAATAAATCCATCATTATAATAATAATAATAATATCTTTCTAGTACAAATAATACTATTAATAATATTAATAATACTTCAATAATCATTGTTATTTAATATTATAATAAATAATTTTAAATACTTTATTGTGTAAAAATTATAATAAAAAATTGTCATTATCATAATAATGAATATTAATAATAAATATATAACTAATTTATCAATTTATAAAGATCTTGAATTTTTTAGTTCAAATGATATTATTAATAAAAATAATAATATTTTTAATAAAATTGATAAAACATATACTAGTTTTGGTAGTATTAAACTTAAACAATTAATTATAACACCACTAAATAATATAAATGATATTAAAACTAGACAAAATAATATTAAAAATATACAAAATAATAAAAACTATAATCTAATAAAAAATTATTTAACTAAAATTAAATCTTATGAAAAATATACAAAATATATTTTATTTGAAAAATACAAATCAAAAGAAACACAAAAATTATTTAGCAATATTTATTTTAAAAAATTAGATTTTATTAATAATTATCCTAATTTATTACATATTTATACTATATATAATAATTATATATCTCCTATTTTTGAAACTTTATCTCCATTATCTTCATATTTTACAATAATAAGTATGTTTAATAAATTTAATATTAAATTATCATTAATAATTCCAATTATTAAAGTTACACTTAAAACTATGGATAAAAAATATTTAATACTTATTTGTTGTATTATTATTTTATATATACTTATGTATTGTTATTCAACATATAAAACTATTTATCAAACCATTAATAATATTAAAATTTTAAATTATATTAAAAATATATTAATATGTAATTCAAAAACATTATATTATATAAAACATATTGCACAATTATTAAATCAAGATAATTTACCATCTCTTGATTTTATAAAACATTATTCATATTACGAACAATGGAACATTACAAATATTGGAAATATTTTATATGATTTTTTAAATTTATCAAAAAATAAACATAAATTATATCCTTATATTAAATATTTATCTATAATTGATTCTTATGTTTCTATTATTCAATTAACAAAAAATAAAAATATCAACTATACTAATTATATAGAATCAGATAAACCTATTATTAATGTTACTAATTTACATCATCCTCTTATAAATAAAAATATTCCTAATTCAATAAATATTAATAAAAAAAAAAATATTCTTATAACAGGTAATAATGCGGCTGGTAAATCTATATTTATAAAATCATTATTAATATCAGTATTATTATCACAAACATTAACTATATCATTTGCTGATAACTTAGTAATAACACCGTTTACTTATATCAATAGTCATATTAATATTCCTGATACAAGTGGAAAAGAATCTTTATTTCAAGCTGAAATGAACAGAATGATTGATACATATAATTCTATTAAAAATAGTAAAAAAAATGAATTTCATTTATTAGTTATTGATGAATTATTTTCATCAACAAATCCAAAAGAAGCAATTTCAGCTAGTTATAGTATATGTAAACATTTATCTACATATAATAATTCTATAAAAATTATTACAACACATTATGATTATTTGACTAAGTTAAATAAATGGTCTAATTATTATTTTCAAGCAAATATTATTGATAATCAAATAATTTATGATTATAAATTAAAAAAAGGTAAATGTAATAATCATATTGCTTTAAAAATATTATCAAAAAAAATAAAAGATGATACAATTATTAAAGATGCTACAAAAATTTATAAAAAGCTTACTTAAATAATTCACTAATTGAATCACCATTAATTAAACATTTTACAACACTAGAACATAAATTACTTATATCAAAAACTTCTAATTTATTACATAGTTTTAAATGTTCTTCTTGACAAACTGAATTACTACAAATTATTTTTTTTAAATTATTATTTTCATTAATTCTTTCAATTGCTTTTCCATTTAATAAACCATGACTAATTATTACTATTACTTCTTTAGCATCACGTTCTTTTAAAGCATCTATTACAGATTGAATTGTTCCTGCTGTATCACATAAATCATCAATAATTAATGCAGTTCTTCCTGTTAAATATTTATGACGATCTCCAATAACTTGTACTTCTTCTACAACATTATTTTTATTGTAATCACGAGTTTTATTACATAATAAAAATGGTAATTTTAATTTATTAGATGCTTCACGAATTAATGCAGATGCTCCTAAATCAGGAGCTATTAGTACAAATTTATCTTGATAATTATCATCAAAATATTTTTCATATAAATATTCTTTCATTAAATTTAAACAAAATAAGTTATCACAAGGAATATTGAAAAATCCTTGAATTTGTGGAGCATGTAAATCAAAACAAATTATTCTATTTAATCCTGCTGTTTCAAATAAATCAGCCATATCACGAGCACTAATTGCTGAACGACCATCTTTTTTATCTTGTCTTGCATAAGGAAAATGTGGCATTATTAAATTAATAGTTTTAGCATCAGACCTTTTACATGTTTTAATAAGTAAATATGTTTCCATTATAACATCATTTATACTTTTATTAAACCTATTATTATCTCCTGTTTGAATTATAAAAACATGATAATTTCTTACTTGTTCATTTAAATTTATTCTTATTTCATTATTAGCAAAATATGATATTGATACATCCATTAATTCTTGATTTAAATTAAAAGCAATTTTTTTTGATAATTCAGGATTACTTGTTCCACCAATTAATTTAATATTATCCATTAAATATATTAATTTATTTAATTTTAAAATCATTTTTAAATAATATTAATTTATTCTATATTTATCTATATTACTAATAGGAATAATTTTATTTGATTTAATACTTTTACGTTTAATTTTTTTATTGATTTTTTTACTTTTATATTTTTTTTTATAATTATTTATTTTATTATTAGTTATTTTATTATTTGTTATTGGAATTATTTTATTTTTATTTAATAAACAACTCATTGGACAAGTATTACCCATTTATTATTAAATAAATATTTATTGTTTATATAAAAACTATTTAATATAAATTATATAATTTATAATGATTATTGAAAATACTGGTAGTTTAGCTCGTGACCATTTAGCAAATGAAAGAACTTTTTTAGCTTGGTTAAGAACAGGAATTACATTAATGGGTGTAGGTGTAGCTTTAGTTAAATTTGATGCTATTATTAGTGGATTTTTATTTGCTTTTATAGGAATAATTTTTATATTAAGTTCTATGAATAGATTTTTTGAAGTTATGTCTTCATTAAATGAAGGAAATTTTATTATAAATTCAAAATGTATTATTATTATCTCAATTATGTCTATAATACTAATTTTATTAGCTTTTTTAATTATTTATATTGAAAATTCTGTAATATAAAAAAAAATGATTTTTTTTTTAATAATATTAAAATGGCACAATGGAACTGTGAACACTCAATGGAAAAAGTTTGGACTTTTATCCAGGAATTCTGGGAAACAGAAGAAGGAAAAAAATATTCTCATAGAGTTGATAAAAATTCTTGTTTAAAAGTTATTGATGGTATTAAGTCAATGACAGGAATTAAAATAAGTTTATTTTGTATTCAAGGACTGATTAATGGCTATCTTCATTCACCAGAAGGTGCTATATTACATTTTATACATACAGTATCAAAGAATCCTAATCCAACAGAAGTATTTTGTAAACATGCAAAAACAAATTTTAATTTAAGATTATCTATTGAAGAAGTTGAAGAAATATTAATAAAATTAGGTTCAAAGAAAATTGGAACAATTGAATCATTAGCATATAAAGAAAATAATAAACATTATCCTATTAATAATAGATATAATTTTTATATTAAATCAACAAAAATTGAACCAACAAAAATTGAACCAACAAAAATAGTAATTGAAGAAAAAAAAGAAGACGATTTAGAAACACAATATAAAAAAGCTTCAAATAGATTTGCTTATGGTATTACTAATGAAAATCCAGGAACATTTTTAGATTTTAAAAATAATTTGTTGAGTCGCGCTTCCTCTTTTAAAGAAAATAACATTGAGATTGGGAATGGAAATGGAATGTGGAACGTGGAAATCTGAGTGGAAGAATATTATAAAAGACTCAAATAAACAAAATAATTAATTAACAATTTTCAAATTTTAATCCACATAATGTCCATAAAATTATTATAAATAATAATATAGTTATTATAAATGAATAAGTAATACATAAATGTTTTTCACAACACATTTTTCTTTTAATTTTTTTTGAATTATCATTAAAACGAAATGAATTAGTTTCTAAACTATTTGTTGTTTCTATAATATTATTTATATTATTACTTCTATTTAAAGCAGTTTCAATGTTATTATAAATATTTTCTTTAATATTTTTAACTTTATTATTGATATTATCATAATATTCATCATTTTGATTGTTAAAAGTATTTAGATTTTCTTCTGTTAATTCAGATTTTAATATAGGTTTTTCTAATGTTGTTTCTTGATTCATTATATAATTATATTTTTTACATTTTAAATAATTATTTGTAATGAGTGATCTAATTTTGATACTCTTAATTGTAATTTATTTATTTGAATATCTAATTCTGTAGTAATTTGAATATCATCTTGATATGTAGTTCTTAAATTTTGTAATCCTTTTAAAGAAGAAGATGAAACTAATAATATTTTTTTTAAAATTTCTTGATTTGAATATTTAAAAAAATTATTTACAGAATTTGTTCTCATTTCTTTTTCTTTATCATTTTTTTGTAAAGCTACTTCATTTCTAAATATAGTATCTGTAATACTATATACATCATTAATAGTATTTTTAATTAAATCAATAGTAACATTTCTATCTTCTGAATAATACCATCTTGAAACAGCTGGAATATAAGAATTATCAATAGTTACATTATTATCTTTATTACATAATAATTTATTTCCTTTTTGAATAGAAGTAAATATTTGTAATTTATATAATAAATTATCAATCATTTCTTGTGTTATTTTTTTTAATGAGTGAGAGTTTGACATATATTATATTATATTTATTTATTTTATAAATTGATTTATAAATTGATATATAATTAAATTAATAAAATATTATAGAATGAAAATCATTACAAGTAAAGATTATTTAAATGAATATGATTTTGTCTGTGGAAATATTTATGATACGATAAATTCGAATATTAAACAATTTAATTTATATTATAAATATAATTTAAGAACTGAATTAGAAAGTATAAAAATACAAACTCCACGATTACAATTAAAAAATGATATTTCAAAAAATGAAATTTCAAAAAATATTATGGCATTAAATATTGAAATTATAGATAAAAAAACTTCTAATTTTATAGAATTAATTGAAAAAATTTATGAAACAATTAGAAAAAAATTGAAAAAAGAAAAAAAAAAGAAATTTGAAGTTAAAAAATGTTATAATGATAATACATTATTTTTAAAAATAAATAAAGATTTAAGAAATATTGGAATATTTAATAATGATAAAACAAAAATAAATTTAGAAGATATAATTCCATATACAGAAGTTAAATTATTACTTGAAATTACAAATATATGGATAGATTTAGAAAAAAAAACTTATGGAATTAATATTGATATAAAACAAATTCAAAATATTAATAAATCATTAAATAAATGTTTAATAATAGAAAGTGATAGTGATGAAGAAATAATTAAAAAAGAAATTATAGTGCAAACTTGTATGTTCTGTAATTCAATTTGTTCGGTACCAACACAATATTATAATAATGTAAGTACAGGTAAAGGTGGAAAAGGTAAAGGTCCTCCAATAAGAGGTAAAGGTAAAGGAATAACTTTAAATATAAATCAAAGTAATAAAAATGATGAAATAAAATCAAAACCTGATATAAATAAATTGCGTGCTGTACCTCCTACTTTACAAATTACAGATAATGATTTACTTGGTGCTTTATCTAAATTAAAAAAAGTAAAAAAAAATGATAATAAAACTGATACTACTAAATATTATAATGAAATAGAAAAAAAAATAATATTACGTAATGAATCATTAAATGATTAATTTATATAAATTAAATATTACATTATTTACTGTTATATAATCATTTAAATTATATAATGATAATTTGTTTAAAAATTCTAATTTTGATATATCATCAATTTTAGTTATTTTAAAAAAAGTTATAATTAATTCTTCAATAAATGTTTGAATATCATTTGTAATTAATACATATTGTATTATATCTTTAATTGTATCATTATAATCATTAATATTTTTTGTTAAAATCAAATTACATATAAATTCTGCTGGTTTAAAATCATCAATATTATTTTTTTTATTATATAATGTTTGTAATAATATATGTATATTTCTATTAGATTTGTTGACAATATTTAATTCATCATTATAATTTAATTTAATATTTTCTTTTAAATTTATAAAATGTGTTATTTTATATAATTCTAATTCATTAAGACATCTAACTCTTAATTGTATAAAATTATGTAAATTATTTAATAAATAATTTGAAGTTCCTATAATTCTAATGTTATTATAATTTTCAGTTATATTTTTTAAAATATATTTATTATATTCAGTAAATTTATCAATATTATTAATAACTATAATTTTAATTTCATTTTCAATTGTATTAAATTTACATAATTGTTCTAAAATTATTTCTTTAATAATATAATAATTTGTAATTTTATTATTTGTATCATAAAATTCATATATATTATTTACTTTTGAATATATAATTTGATATTTATTTTTTAAATTAGTTACTATATTTTCGTATTTATATATATAATTATTATTATTATATAATGAATTTATATAACATTTTATAAATGTTGATTTACAACTACCTTTATTACCATATAATATTAAATTACAAGGTAATTTATTATTTGATAAATTAATTAATTTATTTTTTAAATCAATATTATAATCAATATATTCCAATTTTTTTGGAGTATATTTAAAAGGAATATATGAATTCATTATTATATATTATTAATAATTATGATTTAAATAAATTTTAAATATATTATTAAATGAAGAAAATACAAAAAAATTCGTCAAATCATTTTATATCTATTAGTGATATTGAAAAAATTTATAAACAATATAATATTAATATTACAATTACTAATGTAGATATATATCAAGAGGCTTTTATACATAGTTCTATTAGTAATAAAAATAATTATGAAAGATTGGAATTTTTTGGAGATTCAATTATTAATATGTTTTGTAGTGAATATTTATTTTTAAATTTTCCAAATTATGACGAAGGTTTTTTAACAAAACTTAGATCTGATATAGTTAATGGAAAATATTTGTCTAATATTGCTAAAAAATTAGAATTAGACAAATTTATTATTTATAGTGTAAATATGGAATATAAATTTAATGGAAGAGAAAATGATAAAATATTAGGTGATATATTTGAATCATTTATTGGTGCTTGTTATGTTAATGAAGGTTATGAAAAATGTAAAGAATTATTACATAATATTTTAATTAATGAAATAGATTTAAATAATATAACTATTAAAAATAATAATTTTAAAGGTCAATTATCATCATATTATCAAAAATTATGTAATAAAACACCATATTATAAAATTAAAAAAGAAACAGGTCCTAATCATAATAAAATATATATTATAGAAGTATTTGATAATAATGATAAAATCATAGGTATTGGTGAAGATAAAACTAAAAAAGGTGCTGAAACGAATGCAGCTTATGATGCTTTAATTAAATTAAAATTAATATAATATATTGATTTATTTATAATATTATATTATTATATTATAAATAAATGGATAGTTTTCCGAATATTGAAAATGCTAATTTTCTTAAAAATATTTATTCTGATTATAAACCAATTTATGAAGATAATAATCAAGAATTACAAGATAAATTTAATATTAATTTACCAGATGGCTTTGTTATGAATGCATCACAATTATTTGTATCTAAATTTTTATATAATTCACCATATAAAAGTATATTATTATATCATGGACTTGGTATTGGTAAAACTTGTGCTTCTGTAATTCCTGCTGAAAGAATTATTAATAATGAAAATATTAATTTAAAAAAACATGTTCTTGTTTTAGCACCAGCTTCATTAGTTCCTGAATGGATTAATGAAATAACAAATGTTTGTAATACAAGTGGTTATAATGATGAGAGTGAAATTTATAAAAATTATTCATTTATTACTTATAATGGAAAACCTCAAAAATTATTTAAACATTTATCTAAATCAGTAAATGATATAAAATATTCAATTAATAATAATATCTATATTGGAGACCGTGTTATATATAAAAATAATGAATATATAATTACAAATGTTATTGGTAATTTTACAAAAAAAACTTATGAAATATCACAAGTTGATTTAATTAACATTAGTGATAACAATGAAGTTAAACAAGTTAATATTAATCAAATAAAAAAAATAAATAATAAAACTAATAATAATATTATTAATCCATTTGATAATAAAATTGTTATTATTGATGAAGTTCATCATTTAAATATATTTCTTGATAATAAATATGATTTTAAAAGCAATAAATTACAAATATCACTTGAAAGTAAAAAATTAATTTATGAATGTTTAATGAGTGCTATTAATTGTAAAATTATATTATTAAGTGGTACTCCTATTGTAAGAAGTATAACTGAAATTCCATATTTAATAAATATGTTACATGGTTATATTAATTTATATAAAATAGAATTAAGTGATATTAGTAATTATAATATTGATAATATTGAAGATGTTATTAATGATAAATTATATAATAACAATATAATTAATAATTTTGATGTAACATATAATATTCAAAATGATAATATTATAATTATTTTTGATTTAATTCCTTTTAATTATATAATCAAAAACGAAGTTAAAAAACATATTGTTGAAGAACTTATTATATTAAGTTTTTTTAAAAAAAATAAAGATTTATTAGAATTTAATAAAACTAATATAAATATTCAATACAATATTATTGAAATAATTAAAAAAATGTTTAATGAAATCTTTGAAAATAATTATAAAAATGAAATTAATATTTATTTACACAGTACTGAACATACAAAAAGTTCTATATTACCAAGAAATAATGAATTTTTAAATAAATATATAGAATATGATAAAAATGATAAATTTAGTCAATATCCTATAGGTTTAAAAGATATAATGCATTTTTCTAATATATGTAAAGGTAAAATATCATATGATTCAGGAAAAAGTATTGATGTAAATTTATTTGAATGTAATATTGAATTATTTTTGTTTGATAAACAAGAAGATGAATATATAAAGTCAAGATTATATGAAAAAAAACAATCGTCAACTTCAAGCAATTTATCACAATTAAGATCTAAATCAAGACAAGCTTCTTTAATTTATATTCCATCAAAAGATAGTAATAGTAAAGATAATATAAGTGAATTTATAAAAGAAGATTTAGAACTAAATGATGAAATAACTATTTATAATTCAAAAATTATTTATAATACTATTTTAAGCAAAATTGATATTTTATATAATAATCTTAAAAATAATGATTCTATTGATAAAATTAAAAATGAAATCATTGATTTCATTAATACAAATACAAGTAAATTATTTAATGAAAATTTAAATATACATATAAATGAATTAATAGAAAATGAAATTGATGAAGATATTTGTGAAGATTTTTATGAAAAATTAAATACAGAAATGCAACAAATACAATATGAACAAAATAATTATATTCATGAAGAATTTGATAAAAAACTTGAAAAAATTAAAATGTATTCTATTAAATATTATACTTTAATTAAAAATTTAATTTTAACAGATATTAATTATTATTTATTTAATTACAAAACTATTAATATAAACGACGAAAATAATAGATTTAAAAAAAGCAAATTTATATTTCCAAAAGGTAAAGTATTAATTTATAGTGAATTTAGAAAAAGAGGTGTTGATTGTATTGGTGAATTATTAAATTTATTTAATCATAGAAATTTACAAGATTATATTGATGAAAAATTATCAGTACAAGATAATTTAGATAATATTAAACAAGAGTTACAAAATGAACAAAAAACATTATATTATATTTGGAATCCTGGACAATTAAATCATCTTAAAAATCATATTGCAAAATTAATATTTAATAGTAAAGAAAATATATATGGTGAAATATGTAGAATAATGTTTATTACTGTTAGTGGTTCAGAAGGTTTATCATTACATAATGTTAGGCAAGTACATATTATGGAACCTTTTTGGTATAAAACACAAGAAGAACAAGTAATAGGTCGTGCTAGAAGATATAAATCACATGATTCATTATTAAAAGATGATAGAAATGTTTATGTTTATAGATATATATCTAAAACGAATAGTGAAGAATTGAAAGAATTAAGTACTGAACAATATATACAAAATAAAAGTGATAAAATGTATAATGTAGTTTCAAGTTTAAATAATATTTTTAAATCAAGTGGTGTAAATTGTATTTTTACAACAGAAAATATAAAATGTAGTAATCATTATTTATTAAATAATGACGATAAGCAAGAAAAACATTTTAATTATTTATTTAAATATTATTTAATTAATAATAAATTAAATATAACTAGTATTAATTTTATTAAATCTAATGAAAAAGCAAAATTAATTAATATATTAATTGAAAAAGATATTGATGATTCATTTTTAAAAGAAGGTAATAATAAATTTATATTATTTAATAATAAATTATATAATTATGATACTTATGTATTACATATGAATTTAATACCTATTATAATTAATGATGAACAATTAACATTAGAAGATTTAAATAGTGAAATAATAAAACATGATAATAGTAAAAATGAAATTAATAATGCATTATATAATTTAAATGAATCTACAGTAATTAATATTGATAAAGAAAATAATTTATTTACTATACAAGATGATATAATGAATAAAATTACATTTAAATCTATAAAAAATGCTAATTTAAATTATTTGAATTACTTTAATATAATTAATTCTATTTATAATATTTTAACAGAAAAATATGAACCAGAATATGAAAATATAGAATATAATTATGAAAGTACTAATGATGATGTTGAATATTTAGAAAGTGAAATAAAAACATTAAATGATTTATGTCAAAGAATTTTAGAAGAAGAAAATAATATTGATATATATAATACAATTAAAACAAGTATTGATAGTAAATTAGATATATTAATAGATTATATTAAAAAGGTAAAAAATCCTAATATTAATTTTATTATTGAATATTTTGATATATTTTTAGATATTGATGAGTTTGAAGATATTGAAGATATTGACACAGAACAAATTAAAAAAGATGTATATTATTTATTTAAAAAGATATTAGATAACATATGTCCTACTGAATTTAATTTAGTATGTTTAACGCCTTCCGATAAATTAATTAAAGATAATGAAACAGATTTTAAATTTGAAGATAAAATATATTTTGGAGAAGTACTAAAAGTCACTGATAATTATATAACATTTGGATATGTAGATGACAATATAGATTATCAAGAAGAAAAAATATATATTTATAATAATAATGATGAAGATTCGAATAGTAAAATATTACCATATAAAATAGAATTTATTACAATTTTTGCTTTTATAGAATATTTATATGATAAATTTAATGATTTTTTAATAAATGAAAATGAAAAAGTAAAACATTTAATTGACACAAATATTAATAAAGAGTTTAAATCAAAATGTAATATTGAAAAAATAATTAGTAATTTAATTTATAATAATGCTTATTGTAGAAAAACTTATTATGTAAATAAATTAATAAAAAATTATAAAAAATTATAAAAAATTATAAATATTCATAAATATAAATTATAAATGAAAATAATTGTTTTTTTTTTATAAATATAATTTATATAGATGTTTATTAAATCATTATATAATTCTAATATATTAATAGATAGTAATTTAATAAATAAAAAACATAGTAAAGTTAAATTATTAGAAGAAGAACTTAAAAAAAAAATTGGAAATAAATGTAATAATGATGGTTATGTTTATAAAAATAGTATAGAAATTGTATCATCAACTATTGGAAAAGTATATAATAGTAAAATTAATTATAATGTTAAATATGTTGTTAATAAATTATATAAACCATTTCATGGTTATATTTTTAATGATGTTTTTGTAATACAGAAAACAAATTATGCTTTTATTTTTACTAATAAAGATAATAATATAAGATTGATTGTACCTTACAAATTTTTAAATAATTTAGATATAGTAGATGATTTAAAATTAGGAAATACATATAATGTAGTTTGTTTAGATTATTATTTTAATTTAAATGATAAATATATATTTATTATTGGAACATTAATCAATGATAATATTGATATATCAGATTATAGTCAAGAAGATTGTTTACAATTTTATAAAGATATTTTTGAAAATATTGAAGATCCTGATCTTGTTAAAAAATCTATTTATGATTTTACTTATATGAATGATGATGATGATGACGATGATAATAATAATTCAATAGTAATAAATTATGATAGTGATAATATTGTAGATGATGTTGATATTATAACACAAAATATTAATCCTTCAAAATATATTACACCTTATGAAATTAATGTAAAATTAGCAAATGAATCTTTATCTGATTTAGTAAGAACAAATGATTTAACACAAGGTTATTATAATGATAAAAATAAAAATTACTGTTATTTTATATCATCAATTCAATTATTAAAAAATATTTTTGAAGATGATATTCAAAAAGAACATTTTAATAAAGATTTAAGAGAAATAATGACATTAACCGAAATAACTACTATGGAAGATAATGATAAAAAAAAAGAAACTACTCGATTATTTGATAATTTTGTACCACAATTAGGATTAAAAATTAATACACAAGAAGATACACATGAATCTTTAGACCAAATATTAAAAATATTAGATATTACAAATCCAATTCAAGATAAAATGTATAGTAATTTTAATTTAGATGATGAATTAATTAATAATACTTTACTTGAAGAAATTCATATTGATGATTTAGATTTAGTTATAGAAAACTTAGCTAATTTTGAAATAGAAACAGATTATGAAAAAGATGTTATAATTAAAGACTACATTTATCATAGATTATTTTCAGAAGTTCCCACGCAAGATGCAACGAAGGAGGAGATAGATAAATATAAATTACAAATTCAACAATTTAAAGATGCAATAGATATTGATGCAATAGATATTGATGAAAAATTAGTAAATCAAAAATTAGATAAAATTAAAGAAGGAATAGATAAAGAATTAGAACAAGTAAATAACAAAGTTAATAATTATAATTTTAATAAACAACTTGACTTAGTAAATATAACAAATTTTTTATTAGAAAATAATAGTAATATTTATAAAAAACTTGGATTTGTTAAATATAGATTAGAAAAATGTCTCAATAATGATGGAAATGAATATTATAAAATTAATAATTTTCAAATAAATTATTTATTAACTATTGATGAAGAAGAGTCATCTGTTTATAATATAAGTAAAATATTAGAATTAAAAACACGTGAAATTGAAAATTGTGAAATAGATGAACAATACTTATTTTTAGAAAGTACAGAATATATTTTATTATATTTTCCACGTAGTTCACCGGAAGATAACAAAAATAATGATTTAATAGAAGATTTAACATTAGAAAAAGAATTTAATGTACTTACAAAACTTACTGATAATCAAGAAGAAAATATTAGTAAACGTAAATATAATCTTGTTTCATTTATAGAACATTATGGAAGTTCATCTAAAAATGGTCACTACGTGAATTTTAGTAAAAAAAATGAAGAATGGAAAATATTTGATGATTTAAAAGTAGGAATTGTAACAAATGAACAAATTGAAAAAAAAATAAATGAAGAAAATACTAATATAGTTATTGCTTTATATAAACGTAATTAATTTTGTTCTGATTGTTGTTCTTGTGTTTTACGTTTTTTTTTTGATACATTTTCACACATTAATTCTCCGCCAAAAATTCCTTTTACTTTATCTGCTACAATTTTTCCATCTTCAAGTGTTTTTTCACTATATTCAACATATTCACCATCATATAGTGTTTTATAAATATTATCAGAAGTATCTAAACCTGTGTAATGTACAAAAACATCTTTATCTTCATTTGAATCATTATCATCTTTTGTAATTTTTTTGATAAAACCTAAACCTCTATCTCTTGAAAACCATTTTACTTGACCTGTATGTCTACTCATTATTATATTAGTATGTAATTAATCTTTTAAATAGTTATTAATATAATATAATTTTTATATTAATCTTGTTTATTATATTTTTTTTTTAATTTGTTATTTAAAATTTCTAAAATATAATTTTCCTTTTTTAAATCATAGTTTTCATTTTCAGATTCCATATAATCTAATAATAATTTTTGATGAGTATGTCTAACATTATTATTTATATTTAATTGTTCATTATATTTATATTCAAGTGTATCGTATTTATCTACTAAATCTTTTATAACTTGTTTTAAATAATTATTATCATTTTTTAAATTATTAATTAAAGATTCATTTTTTTCGTAGTCATTAAAATGTAAAAAATCCATATATTAATAATAATATAAAAAATATTATAATTAATTAAATAATGCAATATGTAAATAATAAAGAACAAATTAATAATGAAGATGATGAAAAATATAAAAAATTAAAAAATTTATATGATGAAATTAAAGAATTAGGTGAAATAAGTGATAGTTTAAGTGAAATAATTAATAGTGATCAGGAAAAATTAGAAAACATAAGCAATAATTTAGATAAAACTGAAAACTATATTGATAAGGGTAATTCATTTTTAGAAGACGCATTAGTTTATAAAATAAGCAAAAAAAAAATTACTACTATTACAACATTTACATTATTAGGAATAGCAGGTGGTTCAGTTGCTGCTCCTATTTTAGGAGTACAAGGAATTGGTTCTATATTAGGAATAACAGCAGGTTCAGGTTTATTATCTGGAATAATAGGAAAAGGGATTACAAAATTATATTAATTCTTTTTAAAATCTTTAAAAATTTTTAATAAAGCATATTGTAATCCTGTAAATGGTTCTTTTTTTTGTTTCATATATTTTTTAATTTTTTTAATAAAATCATCAGGATTATTATTATATTCGTTAATTAAATAATCAGAACAATAAGATTTTTTACATATACTTCTTGTATTATTTAAATGTGTTGATACTCTATCTAAACACTTATTACAAGATTGTTTTAATTTTCTTTGTGTAATATTTGAAAGTTTATTATTATATTTATACATATTATAAAAATATTTTAATAACATTTCATTTGCTGAATAAGTTCTAAAATCTTTAATAGTAAAATCACCATATTGTTTTAAGTATTCATTTATATCACTACTATCAATTTTAAAAATATCATCATTATCATAATATAAAAAGAAATCATCTTCTGATTGTTGATTAAATGTTTTATAATAATTTTTAAATAATTTTATTAATAAAGGATTAGTTATTTCACTATTATTTTCTACTCCTTTTTTACCTATAAAATTTAATGTTATTTTATTATTATTAATATCAATATGTGATTTTTTTAATGTAGTAATACCATAACTATTATTTTCTAAAGCATATTTATCATTACCTACTCTTAAATGACAATCATCAATTATTTTAATTATAAATGCAATAACTTTATTACGATTCCATATTCTTTTATTTAATAATAAATTTATATCATTGTATATTTTAGGTAAAATATTAATAAATTCTATCATTTTTTTTTTATATTTTTTACATTCTTGTTCTTCAATATATATTTTATTATATCTATATTGTCTTCTATTTTTATCATCATATCCAACAGCTAATATTTTTACGTTAGGATCGGAAGATATTGTTACATTAGTCCAAGCTGGTGGAATAACAAGACTTTTAAAATAAGAAATTAATTCTGGTTCTATTATTTCTTTATTTTTTTTAAAATATTTAAATAAATATTTTTTTTTATCTATTGTTATTCTTTTAATATCTAATTCCATTTAATTTAATATTATAAAATATAATAATATTGTAAAACGATTTAAAGATTTAATTAATTATTTAATTAATAATGACAGCAATAGGAATAGACTTAGGAACTACTTACTCTTGTGTAGGTGTTTTTCAAAATGATAGAGTAGAAATTATAGCAAATGATCAAGGTAATAGAACAACTCCAAGTTATGTAGCTTTTAATAATACTGAACGATTAATAGGTGATGCAGCTAAAAATCAAACTGCTATGAATCCTGAAAATACAGTATATGATGCTAAACGTTTAATTGGTCGTAAATATAGTGATACATCAGTACAATCTGATATGAAACATTTTTCATTTAAAGTAGATGATGATAAAGATAAACCATTAATTAAAGTTAATTTTAAAGATGAGGAAAAAACTTTTACTCCTGAAGAAATTAGTTCTATGATTTTAACTAAAATGAAAGAAACAGCAGAGGCTTTTCTTGGTAAAAAAGTTACAGAAGCAGTAATTACTGTTCCTGCTTATTTTAATGATTCACAAAGAGCTTCTACAAAAGATGCTGCTACAATTGCAGGATTAAATTGTTTAAGAATTATTAATGAACCAACAGCAGCTTGCATTGCTTATGGTCTTGATACAAAATTAAAAGGTGAAAAAAATGTATTAATTTTTGATTGTGGTGGTGGTACTCATGATGTTAGTTTATTATGTTTAGATGATGGTGTATTTGAAGTAAAAGCTACTGCTGGTAATACACATCTTGGTGGTGAAGATTTTGATAATCGTCTTGTATCACATTTTGCTACTGAATTTAAACGTAAATTTAAAAAAGATTTAACTCAGAATAAAAGATCTATGAGACGTTTAAGAACTGCTTGTGAAAAAGCTAAAAGAAATTTATCATCAGCTGCTTCTGCAAGTATTGAAATTGATTCACTATTTGATGGTGAAGATTTTTATAGTTCAATTACAAGAGCACGTTTTGAAGATTTATGTTCAGATTTATTTAGGGATGCACTTGAACCTGTAGAAAAAGTATTAAGAGATGCTAAATTAAGTAAAAATGACGTTCATGAAATTGTATTAGTTGGTGGTTCAACAAGAATTCCAAAACTTCAAGATATGGTTTCTAAATTCTTTAATGGTAAAGAACTTAATAAAAGTGTTAATGTAGATGAAGCTGTTGCTGTTGGTGCAGCAGTTCAAGCAGCTATTTTAACAGGAGATAAAAACGAATCAATTAATGATATTTTACTATTAGATGTAACTCCTTTATCACTTGGAATTGAAACAGCAGGAGGTGTAATGACTAAGTTAATTGAGAGAAATACTACAATTCCTTGTCAAAAAGAACAAGTATTTTCAACTTATTCAGATAATCAACCTGCTGCTAATATTGTAGTATATGAAGGAGAACGACCACGTGTATCTGATTGTAATAAACTTGGTGAGTTTTTACTTGATGGTATTTCACCTGCACCACGAGGAGTACCACAACTTAAAGTTAAATATGATTTAGATGCTAATGGAATGCTTACAGTTACAGCATCAGAGGAAAAATCAGGTGTAACTAAAAATATTACTATTACAAATGATACAGGTAGATTAAGTAAAGATGATGTAGAGCGTATGGTTAGAGAAGCTGAATCTTATGCAGAAGAAGATAAAAAAACACTTGAAAAAATTGAATCTAAAAATCAATTAGAATCATATTTATATTCTGTTAAAAATGCAGTCGATGAATCTGGTGATAAATTAGATGAATCAGAAAAAGAAAGTGTTCAAAGTAAGATTAAAGAAACACAAGAGTGGCTTGAAACATCAGGAAATTCTGCTGAAAAAGAAGAAATTGATTCAGTTAAAAAAGAACTTGAAGATGTCGCTTCTCCTGTGATGCAAAAATTAAATCAAGGACAACCTGCTGGTGGAATGCCTGGTGGAATGAATATGGAAGATATGATGAAAAATATGACTCCTGAACAAATGGAACAAATGAAACAACAAATGGGAAATAATCCAAATATGCATCCTGGTAGTTTTGCTGATGGACCACCAAGCGATGTTCCATCAGAACCTGTTATTGAAGAAGTAGATTAAATTTAAATTTAATCCTATAATTGTTGAAGATTTTTAATTATAGCTTGTCTATAAGTATTTACTTCTGTTAATCCAGAATATTTTTTTAATTCATCATTATCCATTAATAAGTAATCAATCATAATTTTAGTCATTTCATTTTTATGAACTATAACACCTGAACTTTCATCGTCTCCTATACAACATTCATCTTTAAAATTAAAGTTATAAATTGTAAATATTTCATTTGGTCTTAAATTACTTAATGTTTTACAATTTTCCATATTCCAAATATAAGATATATCATAAGTTTCATCTTTTTCTTGAACTATAATTTTTAATGCTAAATAATCACCACTATTTGATTGAATCCACTTTCTTGATTTATGAATCCAAGTTTTTCCCATTTCTTTTAAATTAAAAATAAAAGTTTTTTGCATAGATGTTATTTAAATTAAAAATTAAAAAAATCATTTTTTAATGTAATGTTTTTTTTGTTATATAATAATATAAATGGTTGATTGGAAAAAAAAATATTTAAAAATGAAAATTAACTATATAAATACTAAAAATAAATTTAATGGTGGAGGTCCAGGAATGTCAACAATGGCAGGAATGTCAGTTATAACGCCAGTAGTTCCACCTCATCATAATTGGTCAAATCCCGAATCACCATTTAGTTTACAAACTCCTAAACCACCATCAAATCGTTCACAAGAAGAACTTGATAAACAAAAAGTTACAGCTGCTATAATATCATTAGATAAAAGTGGAATACCAAATCATATAAATAGTTCAATAGGAAATAGTTTAAAAAATAGTTTAATGTGTAAACAATTAAAAAAAAATTTAAATAAATGGATAATAGAAATCAAAGATGAAGTTGAAGGACCAAGTTTTAATAAAGAATTATATTTTAAAGTATTTAATGATAAAGATTATTTAGTAAATTTACTAAAACAATTAAAAAGATTTAACTGTTGCGATGAAGATTGTCAAATTGTAAAAGATTTTATAAATTTTAGTGTAGAAATGTTTTTGGGACGTTGTTCTAATTGTTTTTCTAAAAATCCAATTGTTGATATTTATAAAAAAGATGGTGTTGTTCGCGGACTTTGTTTTGATTGTAGAGATTTAGGATATGCATAATTTTTTAAGATTTCTAATTATAGTTTGTTTATAAGTATTTACTTCTGTTAATCCAGAATATTTTTAAATTATTTTTTTTATCTATATATATATATAAAAATGTCTGATTATAATAGATTAAAAAATATAATTGGACATTTTGTTTCAATTCCTAATAATATAAGTAAATATATTTCAACTAAATTTAATAAGATTAAATCTTGTAATAATTGTAAAAATAATTGTTCAGATAAAATTAAAGATATTGAAGATTTATATAAACCATTAATTAACAAAGAACAAATAAAAAAAAAATTAAATTTAATTAAAGGTAATCATGGATTAAGTAGAGATTTTTTTATAGATAAAGATATTTATGAATATGAACTTAATAATATTTTTTATAAACAATGGATGTTTGTTGGACATAGTACACAAATAAATGAAAAAAAAATGTATTTTACATTAAATATTGGAAAATATCCAATTATTATTATTCGTGATAATAATAATGAAATAAAGGCTTATCATAATATTTGTAGACATAGAGGATTAAAATTATTTGATAATGTATCAGGTAAATTAGACCGTGATAATATTGTATGTATGTATCATAATTGGTCTTATAATATTAATAATGGTGAATTAAAATATGCAAGAGATATGAAATTAAATGATGATTTTGATAAATCAAATTATGGTTTATTACCAATTAATATAAAAGTTATTCAAACTTATATTTTTATATGTATTTCTAATAATCCTCCTAATTTTGATAATATAACTGAATGTTTAAATTATTATTGTGAACCATATAATTTTAACAAAACTAAAATTGCTTATCAATCTACAATTATTGAAAATGGTAATTGGAAATTAGTATGGGAAAATAATAGAGAATGTTATCATTGTAGAGCTAATCATCCTGAGTTAATACAATCTTTCCCTGCTAATTGGATACAATCTAAAGAAGGAGATTTTGATAATGATAATAATAAGCAAAAAATGAAAGATTTAAAATTACCCTATGAATTTTATAGTTCTGATGACTATCAATTTAGATTTATGCGTCATTTATTTGTAAAAGATTCAACATCTATGACAATAACTGGAAAACCTGCTGTAAAAAAAACATTAGGTCGTATTCCTGAAAATACTAATATAGGAAATGTTGCTTTTTATTATTATCCTTGTTGTTGGAATCATTTTCAAGCAGATTATATAGTAACATTTAGAGTTATACCTTTAACACCTACTACAACAGAAGTAGTTACTACTTGGATAGTTAATGAAGAAGTACAAGAAAATATTGATTATAATTTAAAAGAATTAACAGAAGTATGGTTATCAACAAATAAACAAGATCAAATATTAGTTGAAAGAGTTCAACAAGGAATTACAAGTCCTTCATATATACCAGGTCCATTTAATAAAACTCATGAATCAGGAGTAATAGAATTTAATTATTGGTACAAAAATGTATTAAATAATATTTAAATTATTTATATAAAATATTTTCATTTAAAAGTAAGTATATTATCTTATAAATAATGAATATTGGAATAGTTAGATTCCCAGGTTCAAATTGTGATAAAGATACATATAATTTTTTTAAAGATGATAATAATGTATTTTTTATTGAACATACACAAAATACTTATATTGAAGATATTGATTTAATAATTTTAGTTGGAGGTTTTAGTTATGGTGATCGTTTATATAATAAAGCAACAGAAGAATATACTATTTCACCTGGAACTATGGCTTTAAAATCAAATGTTATAAATATTATTAATGAAGCACATAAAAAAAATGTTAAAATATTAGGAATTTGTAATGGATTACAAATATTAATTCAAATGAATTTATTACCTGAATTTGATTTTTCAATTAACAATAATAATAAGTTTGTTTCTAAAAAAGTAAATTGTACTATTAATTTAGATAATAGTGAAATTAATATGGATTTATTTATTGCTAATAAATATGGTCAAATAATAGATAAAAGCAAAAATGATGATTTAATTTGGTGTAAATATAATAATTATTATAATGGTTCTTACATAGCTGGAATAACAAATAAATCTAAAAATATTTTTGCTTTATTTCCTCATTTTGAAAGAATTAGAAATTTTAATGATAAAGTTTTATTTAAACAATTATTATATAAAACCTTTATTGAAAATTATGATATAGATTTTCATTATAAAATTACTGATGTATTATTTTCTGAACATATTTCTTATAAATCAACTAAAAAATATTTAAAACAATTATATACTAAAAATGATAAAGTAATTGTTCCTGTTGGTGAAAATTCTGGTATAGTTGATATAGGTAATAATTATTGCTTAAGTCTTAAAATAGAATCTCATAATCATCCTACATTTATTGATCCTTATCATGGTGCTTCAACAGGAGTAGGTGGTGCAATAAGAGATATAATCGCTGTAGGGTCACGTCCAATATGTTTATTAGATTTTCTTTATTTTGGCAATGATGATAATAGTGAATTTTTGTTAAAAGAAGCAGTTAATGGAATAAGTTATTATGGTAATACAATTGGAATACCTAATGTTGGCGGTTCATTACATATTAGTGAATCATATAATAAAAATCCATTAGTTAATGTATTTTGTATGGGTTTATTAAAAAAAGAAGAAATTAAATTAGGTAGTGTATCTGATGTTGATAATTTATTAATATTAGTTGGAGCTAGAACAGGAATAGATGGAATAGGAGGTGCTTCTATGTCTTCTAAAAGTTTTGATAATGATACAGATATTTTACAATTAAAAAATACAATACAAAAAGGTGATGCTTTTTTAGAAAAATTATTACTAGAAGCTTGTTTAGATATAAATGAATATATAATTGGTTGTCAAGATTTAGGTGCAGGTGGAATAATGTGTGCTACTATTGAAGTTTTACAACGTGCTATTGATAAAACAGATAGAAATTTAGGTGTTGATATATATCTTGATAAAGTAAAAACTAAATGTACTATGTCTAATACTGATATATTAATATCAGAAGCACAAGAAAGAATGTTAATAATTGTAGAACCAAAATATAAAACATTAATAGAAAATACATTTAATAAATATGATTTAGAGCATAGTGTTATTGGTAAAACAAACTTATCAGGAACATATAAAATATATAAAAATGACAATTTAATTTATAAAGAGTATATTAATAATTTTAAAACTATTAGTGTTGATTATGATGAAAGCAAAAAAAATAATATAAATTATAAATTAATTAAAAAATTTGATAATGAATTATTTGAACAATATGATTCAACAATTGGATGTAGAACTATATATGGTAGATTAGATTCAAATAGATATATTCAAAAATATTCTATTTTAGATATTGATGAAGCAAAAAAAAAAGTAATTATTACTTGGAGTAATAATTTTGATGAATGTTATAATACTATATTAGAACATAATTATAATCCTTTATGTTTAGTAAATTGTTTAAATTATGGTGAACCAGAAACAAGTATATATGAATTAAAAACATTTTTAGAAGAATTAAATAATAAATGTATTAAATATGATGTTCCAATATTAGGTGGAAATGTAAGTTTATATAATTGTACAAATAATAATAATATAAATCCAACTCCTCAATTAGTTATGATAGGATTATCATAAAAATAATATAATTGGAAGTAATATAAATAATATTGTAAAATAACATACATTTAAATCTTTATTAAAATTTTTTTTTAAAAATTTAACTATATTAATAAAATTATCTAATAAGATTTTCATTTAAAAAAAAAATAAATAAATCATTTATTTATAAATCTAAACCACGTCCTCTATTTTTTCTTTTTTTGCTTCCACCAGCTGTTTCACTAGCAGCACTATCTGAACCTAATGATTTAAGTAATGTATCTAATCCTTGTGGATCAGGTCCTGATAATTCTTTTTCTGATTTTCTTAAAGATGGTGATTTATTAGCAACAGGAATATTTATATTTTTAGTAGAAGGCATATTATTTTCAGGTTGCATTGATGACATTGATGGCATTGATGGCATATCATTATTAGGATTTATATTACCCATTAAATTTCCAAAATTACCCATCATATTCATCATTTTACCTAAATCTAAACCATTATTATTATTTTGACCAGGCATAGGAACCATATTTGGATTCTTTTTAATAACATTTTCAAATTGAGGCATACTTGATTTAAATATGTTAGATGTTAAATGGAACATAAAAGCTGAACCACCTAACATTAACATTAATTTAATTTCAGGAGCAACATTTGCTTTTGATTTATATTTTTCATATAATTCTTCAAAAACATCATCATAATCACCTACATTTTCATGAACACTTTCCGACCATCCATCTAAATTAATTTCAAAAGGGTCAAAACGATTATTTAAAAATTCTAAACAAGTTACAAATGCCATAAGCATTTTTCTTGAAAACATTACACTATTATCAATTTCCTTACAAGTTTTAATTCTATTATATTCAAATCTCATTTCATCAATATTAGAAGCTAATGTATATTCTCTTGATAATTTAATTCCTCTTTTTTGTAATCTATCAAATTGCATTAATAATTCTTGTTTTTCTCTTAATAATTCTTCTATTGATGGTTCTTTTGGTTGTTCTTCATATCTATTTTCATATTCTCTATCATCATCTCTTTCATCTTCTCTATAATCTTTATATTCTCTTTCATAATTATCATCATCTTGTTTATTAAAATTATCTTCATTATCAAAATTAAATTCTTGATTAAAATTATTATTATTTAAATTATTTAAATTATTAAAAGCATTATCCATACAATTTATATCATTATCATCTGATTCTAATTGTTTTAATCTTTGATTTAATTCATTATTATTTAAATTATCATTAGAATTATTATTTGATTTTATATCAATTTCTGAATTTTCTTCAGGTCTATTAGTATCATTTTGTTTAATAGTTTTTTTATTATTTGCTAATAATTCTAGACCTATATCTGATTTAACAGGAGAAACACTAGAAGGACCAAAATTATTATCTTCATCTGATAATGACTCTTTTAATATATTTAAATTTATATTATTATCGTTATAATTTTTATGATTATTTAAATTTATATTTTTTTCACTATGTTCTATATTAATTCCTATTTCATCCATAATTATATATTAATAATATAATTATAACTATATATTTACGCATTTAATTAATTATATATTTTTTAATTTTGATTTTTGTTCTTTTAATTTATCTTTTTCTATTTTTTTTAATTTAATTCCTTCTTCTTTTAAATCATCAATTTCTTTATTTTCTATTTCATTTAAATTTCTTACATCTATACAAATTTTATCCATACATCCAATGAATTTTTTAACTTCTAAAATATATATTTGATCATCATCTTCAAATAATTTATTTTTTAAACAATCAATAAGAACTTTTAAATAATTATCAGCATCACGTTTTCTATTATCTCTAAAATAAAAATGTAATGTTAACTTTATTTTACCAATTGTTTTTTCATAATTATTTAGTAATAAATCTATTTTTTTTTTAAATATTCTACCATCAGCTGATATACAAACACGATTTCCTACATTTCTATAATATTTATTTACACTACAAGCAGCTATATTTAATTCTATCATTTACAATTAATAAAATATATATTTTTATATTCTTATTATTTAATTAATAATATAAAAGTTAGTATATAATAATAATATAATAATGGAAATTCAAAATGATAATAAAAATATTAATACTGATGTAGAAGATAATAATTGTGGTATATGTGGTTCAGAAATGATTTCTGATATTTGTACTTTAAAATGTGGTCATAAATATCATTTTGAATGTATTTATTTATCTTATAAATTTAGTAATAATAAAATTTGTCCATATTGTAGAAAACCTGGTGGTAAATTATCTATTAAAAATTCTATTGATAATAAAAAATGTATATCAATCTTAAAATCAGGTAAAAGAAAAGGAGAAGAATGTGGTTGTAAAATATATAAAGATGATTATTGTAAAAGACATTATAATATTATTAATAAAACTAAATCTGAATAATATCTTCGCACCCCGTGAGGCGGACTGCCAATAAAAAAAAAATAATAAATTAATTATATATAATCTTGCCCATCAAAAAATTTTTTCCATTCGGGGTAAGGGACCCATACAGTACGACCTTTGTTGCCCTTGCCTCTGTTGCCCTTGCCTCTACTGGTATTGCCTCTACTAGTATTGCTTTTACTAGTATTGCTTTTACTAGTATTGCCTTTACTAGTATTGCCTCTACTGGTATTGCCTCTACTGGTATTGCCTCTACCTTTGCCTCTACTGGTATTGCCTCTACTACCCTTACCTCTACCTTTGCCTCTACTGGTATTTCCTCTACTACCCTTGCCTTTACCTCTGTTTCCGGGTATTTGTGTAGTATTTCCTGCATGTTCCTGTCCATAATTCATTGCAAAATCCCATAAGGAGTTGTACTGTATGTTCCCGTTCACTACGCGACGGGGGGCGCCTTGCGAATCGACCGCGACTGAGTTGGTGGTGGGTGGGCGACTGGTATTAACACCACCTTTTAATTTATTTTTAGCATTAATATATTTTAATTTCATTGCGAGATATTTAGATTTATTATTTATCATTTATATTATTAACAAATATAAAAAATTTTATAATTAAGTTTAATTAATTAATGATAAATTATTTCATAATTTTCAAAATAATATAAAAATAGAGAAAATCGTTCATTTCTGTAAATCATTACTATTATCTCTATTTTTTATATTATCTATTTCCTTTAATAATAATCAAAATGTAAATAATTAAAAATATAAATATAAATATATATTATAAATGGCATATAATGAAAATTGGGATTGGAAAAAAGATTTTAATATTTATTATTTTAATGATAAAAGAACATTAATATGTAACCATCATATAGAAACTTATAATGATTTTATAGAAAATAAAATTACAAAAATATTAAGTAGATCATTAAATTATAAAAGTAATAATAAACAAATTAAGATTGATTTTGAATTTAATTATTTAGATGATTTTAAAACAACAAAGAATCCTAATTATTATATAATTAAAAATAAAGATTATAAAGCTCCAATATATGTAGATATTAAAATAAATGAAAATAACACTAAAAAAGAATTTAATAAAATTTTACTTTGTGAATTACCATTAATGGTTTATTCTAATTTTTGTTCATTATATAAAAATGTAATTGAAAAATCCAATGATAATAAAGAAATAATTAATAAATTATATAATTTAAATGAAAATATATATGAATATGGTGGTTATTTTATAATTAATGGTAAAGAAAAAGTTCTTGTTTCACAAGATAGATTAACAAATAATAAAATTTATTTACGTAAAGATAAAGAATTTATTTATGTATGTGAAATTAAATCAGTGGAAATTGATAAACAAGATTATAAACCAGCTTCTACAACATATATTAAATTTAAAAGAGAGGAGATTTTATTAAATAAAAAAATTGTATATAAATCTAAAAAAGAAGAAGATGATGAAGAAGAAAATGATGAAGAAGAAAATAATGAAGAACAAAAAAAAATAATGGATGAATTATTTGGTGAAAGTAGTGATGAAGAAAAAGATGATATTAATGATCAAGATATTAAAGTTCCTGAAAAAGAACATATTGATAGTGCTAATTTAGAAAGAGAAATAGAAGAACAATTTGATAATTTAAATGAAGGAACATTTTCTTATAAAACAAAAAGATATAAATTATTTAGTACATTACAAATCTATGTATCATTTCCAAATATAAAAGATATACCATTGTTTATATTATTTAGAGCATTAGGTATTGAATCAGATAAAGAAATTATAGATAGTATAATTGATATAAATGATAATAAATTTAATAAGTTTAGAATTATATTAGATAACTGTAGAGATAAATCTTATCCTCATTATACACAAAGAATGGCTTTATTATATATATTTAATAATTTAGAAAATAATATAAAAGATATATTTGAATCAGAATATGTTAATAAAATTAATGAAAAAAGTAAATGTGACTTTGTATTAAAAATAATTTATGAAAAATTATTACCACATACAAATATTGATACTGATTTAAATTATTATAATACAAATAATAAGAAATCACTATTTTTAGGTTATTGTATTTATAGATTATTAAATGTATTATTTAATTATGAAAATGTAACTGATAGAGATGTTTATACATATAAACGATTAGATTGTTCAGGTAAATTGCTTTCATCATTATTTAGAGATTATTATGAAAATTTACAAAGACATATAAAAAGTACATTAAGTAGATTATATAAAAATGATAAATCTTTAATAACAACATTAGATAATGAATTAGAATCTAAACAATTTTTTCAAAATAATTATTTAAAACATTATACAAAAAATAGAGAAATAATTACAGAAGGTTTTAGAAAAGCATTTAAAGGTTCTTGGGGTGTAAAAAATGTAACAAGAACTTTAACTTTAGAAAATTTAAATGATACAGTAAATAGAGATCAATATCAATTTAATAAAGAAGGTATTGCACAAGAATTAAAAAGAATGAGTCATATTGATACTATATCACATTTAAGACGAGCTCAAACACCTATGGATTCTAGTATAAAATTAACAGGACCACGTAAAGTAAATTCAACACAATATGGTTATATATGTCCTTTAGATACACCAGAAGGAGGTTTATCAGGATTAATTAAAAATTTATCAGTACAAACAAAAATTACTGTTAATAATAATGATAATTATAGAAGTATTCAATTTATAATTAAATTATTTGATAATTTAGATTTTATAAAAAAAATACATTTTTATAATAATGAACAAAATATAATTAAAATATTTATTAATGGTGATTGGATGTATTATTATAATGGAGATAAAATGAATACAATTTATAAAATTTTAAAACTATTAAAAAGAAATAACATAATATATAAATATACTTCTATTTCATGGAATAGATTTGATAAAGAATTTTATATATATGCAGATGAAGGTAGATATATTAGACCAGTTTATGTAGTTAATGAAAATGATAAAACAGAATTAATCAGAAATAATTTAAATATTGAATATACAAATGAAAATAATTATAAAATATTATTTGATTCTCAATATAAAAATCTTAAATATCCTGAAATTTACCAAGAAATAATACAAAAAGAAGAAGAAATTAATAATTTAAAAATAAATAAAGCTAAAAATTTTGATAAACTTAAATTTTATTTAAAAGAATATATATATAATATTTTAGATAAATTTAATGTACATAGAAAAGATAATAATTATGATGATTCAATATATGAATTTAAAATTAACAGTTTTTCAAGAGAAAATTTAATTAGAAATTTAATGAAATTAACTATTATTATAGAAGAAAAACAAGAAGATGATGAAGATGATATAGAATATGATTTAGAACTTACAGAAATAGATATATTTAAAGATTTAATAAAAAAATTAAGTTCATATGATAATATTAATATTAATGATTTAAATGAAATATTAGAACAAATTAATTTAAAATATGAAGAAATTGATATGGATAATTTAGATAGTTTAAATGATTTATTAGAAAATATATCAGATGATGTTATGATTGATATAAGTAATAATATTCAGAAAATTATAAAACAACTTAATAAACAACAAGATAATAAATCAGAACAAATTAGTGATTTTATTAATTTTATTAGTAATGATAATAATCTTGAAAATATTTTAAATATAAAAATAAATGATACTATTGATAAAGAATTTTTAATTATTGATAATGAATTAAAAAATTTATATAATAATTTTTATATAAATGATAAAATTAAACAACTTAATAAAAATATAAATAATAAAAAAAATGAATTAAATGATAAATTATTTGATTTAGTAAGTTTTAATATACAAAATATTGATGATTCTAATTTTGATGATTTTTATAATGAACTAAAAGAATTTCAAATGCCTATTGAATTTATTGATCCAGAAGAAACTTTATATACTACAATTGCTTTGGATTATAAATCATTAAAACAAGATTTGTATAAAACTAATGAATATATGGATATGCATCCATCATTAATGTTTGGTGGTTTAACTTGTATGATGTCATTTTTAGAACATAATCCTTGTGTTCGTGCTACATACTCACATGCTCAAAGTAAACAAAGTATATGTATTCCTGTATCTAATTTTAGAAATCGTGTTGATACATTAATGTTAGTATTAAATTATCCTCAATTATCATTATCTTATACAAATAATATAGATTTAATTAACTATGATAAATATCCAACAGGTATGAATGGAATAGTAGCAATGAATAGTTTTATGGGATATAATCAAGAAGATGCTATTATTGTAAATAAATCTTCATTAGAAAGAGGATTATATATGACAACACATTATAGTACATATACTATTGTTATAGAAGATGGAGAAGAACTTTCTATGCCAAAAGAAATAAAAAATAAAAATAAAAATAAAAATTACGATAAACTTGGTGATAATGCTATTATTAAAAAAGGTCAATATGTTAATGAAAATGATATTATTGTATGTAAATATACATTAGTTGATAATGAAGTAAAAGATACATCTGTAACTATGGAAACTACACCATTTAAAGATTTAGATGATAGTGAATTATTTGAACAACATAATGGTGGTTATGTGGATAATGTTATTCAAGAGATTAATGAAGAAAATGAAATAAGTATTAGAATTAAAATTAGATATACTTCACCACCAGAAGTAGCAGATAAATTTTGTTCAAGATATGCTAATAAAGGTGTTGTTGGATTAATAGTTCCACAAGATGAAATGCCTTATACAAAAGATGGTATTGTTCCTGATATAATGATTAATCCACATAGTATGCCTAGTAGACAAACATTAAGTAATTTATTTGAAATTTTAACAGGTAAATTAACATCATTAAATGGATTATATTCAAATGGTTCTCCATTTCAAAACGTTTATAATAAAAATGAATCTAAAATGGATTTATTAATTGGAGATGATGATGTTAAAGGTTTATTAAATCAATACAATTTTGATTATAAAGGTAATGAATTTTTATATAATGGTTCTACTAGTGAACAATTATCTAGTAAAATATTTATTGGTGTTCCATATTATCAAAGATTAAAACATTTAGTTAGAAATAAAATAAATGCTCGTGATTCTGGACCAAAAGATTTCTTAACAAGACAACCTGTTAAAGGTAGAAAAAGAGGTGGTGGTATAAGAGTAGGTGAAATGGAACGTGATAGTATTATTAGTCATGGTGTTAGTGAATTTATGAAAGAAAGTTATATGAAACGTTCAGATAACTATAAAACTTATGTATGTAATATGTGTGGTAGAATTTCTATTTATAATACAAAAAATAATTATTATAATTGTAATTATTGTAATAATACTACACACCATAGTGAAATACATATTCCTTATGCTACTAAATTATTTATGCAAGAAGTTGAAACAACAAGTGTTGCTTTAAGATTAATTACTGATAAAGAACAAATTATTTAAAGTTTAATATATTAAAAATGGTTTAAAATATAAATTTATAAATAAATTATTATGTTTTATAATATTTGTAAAATTATTTTTTACATAAGAAAAAAAATTTTTAAAAGAAAAATCAAGAGCACTGATGGATTACCTGAAATAGAACCTCCTAAATTATATTGTAAAATATATTCTAAATTATAAAATTATTGTAATTTATTTATATTATTAATAGTATTTTTATTATAATAATTTATATTTAAAATTTCAAAATAATCATCTAATATATTATATTCAATATTTTCTCTATCATATCTCCTTCTTTCATTAAAATAATAATCATAAAATATTTCTGGTGTATCATTTAGACATTCATGTCTATCATCACCATCATATAAAGTAAAATAATCTTCATTTTTTTTATCCATTGATAAATAACTTTAAAAAAATCAGTTTTTTAATTTTATATATACATATATATATATTTATAAACAGTTATATTTATTATTATATAATGGGTAGTGCTTTAATACACGCTAATATTGAATCAAAAAAAAATTATAATTATAATGAAAGTAGTGAAAGTAGTGATGAATCAAATGAAAATGAAACATATAAAAATTATAAAAAAAAAATAAGATATGATAATAATAGTAAAATTGTAACAATTATAAATAAAAATGGAACAGTTCGTGAATTTAAAACAACAAAACATAGTAACTTAAATTAACCTATTGTAATAAATTTACTAAAATTTTCTTGTGCTTCTTCTTGTTCTTCATTTTCTTGTTCTTCATTTTCTTGATCTTCGTTTTCTTGTTCTTCATTTTCTTGTTCTTCATTTTTTTCTTTTTCATCAGATTCTTTAACTTCTTCTTCATTTTCTGTAAATTTATTAATAAATTCTGTGATAGATTTTACTGTTCTTTCACCATTATATATTTCATAATCATTTTTATTTAAAATTACTAATGTAGGAAATCCTGTGATTTCAAATTTATTTGTATAATCTTCAAATTCTTCATTATCATCTTTAATATCAATAAATTCTACATTTATAGAATCCATTTTTGTTTCTTTTAATTTATTCCAAGTAGGCATAAAATTATTTGAATGACCACACCATTCAGCCCAGAATAAATATACTTTTATATTTTTTTTTCACCTCCTTTAATTACATTATTAATTTTATTTAAAATAAAATTGTTATTATAACAATTTATTAATAATATAACAACTAAAACAATTAATAATTGGTATAATTCAATATTTAATACAGGTATTTTATATAATAAAATTGATTGTAATTCATTTGGAAGTAAATTAATATAATTCATTATAATATTATATAATATAAAAATATTTAATTTAAATTTAAATAAATATTATATAATTATATGACAGGTGCTTTATTACAATTATCAGCAAAAGGAAATGAAGATGTATATTTAACAGGAAATCCTCAAATTACATATTTTAAATCTGTATATAAAAAACATACTAATTTTGCTTTAGAATCAAAAAAAATAAATTTTGAATATTTTACAAACTTAGATTATACTAATACTACTACTTCTAATATAAAATTAGAAAAATTGGGTGATGTAATAACTAAAATGTTTCTTGTGTTTAATTTACCTAATATATTATCAGAATCTGATAGAAAATTTAGTTGGATTAAATATATTGGATTAAATATTATTAATAAAGTGTCTATTAGTATAGGTGGTAATTTAATTGATGAACATTATAGTGAATGGTTATTTATTTGGAATGAATTAACTTTAACTAAAGAGAAAAAAGAAATGTATTATAACTTAATTGGACATCAAGAGGAAATATATAAACCTGATGAAGCATATAATAGAAAATCATTTTATCCTGAATGTTCTTTTAATGAAACAAAAAATGTTCCTTTTGTAAATAATGACACAGGAAATATTGAATATAAAAGTATAATTAATCATTCATATAAAAAACCTCCTTCTATACCTTCAAGACAAATTTTTCTTCCTTTAAATTTTTGGTTTACAACAGATTATGCATTAGGTTTACCTTTAGTTGCTTTACAGTATCATGATGTAACTATGAGTTTTGAATTTAAATCTATTTCAGAATTATATACATTAATTGTTTCATTAGATGATATTAAAAATTATGGTGTTAGTGTTTCAGGAGATAAAGATATTGATAAAATATATCTTAATAAATATACAATTAATGACATAGAAAAAAATGATATTAGAATTAAGCCTGATTTATCTAATCCTGAACATGAAATAAAAAATTTTTTATCAGAAAATTTGATTAATCCTGTAAAAAGTAGAAATAATGAATGGGAATTAAAACCTCATTTAGAAGTTACTTATGCTTATTTAGATGATGATGAAAGAAAATTATTTACTAATAATAGACATACTTATTTAATTCAACAAGTTAAAAAAGTAGAAAAAATAGGTATTTTTGGAAATACTAATGTTAAAATGGATTTTAAACATCCTGTTAAAGAATTAATATGGGTTTGTTCAAGAGATGATAGAAAAGATTTTAATGATTTTAATAATTATACAAATTGGGAAGATGTAAATAAACCTACTTGGCAGACCAATTTTTCACAAAATTCACATACATTTCCTGGATATATTGATATTCAACAAGGTACATATTGGAGTTCTACATTAGGTGGTGCTAATATTAGAATTGGTAGAGATGATAATTTAGGATATTTATATATTAAAAAGTTAATTAATAAACAAGATGAAAATGGAAATATAGTTATAAATTCTAATACACAACAAGCTGAAACTATATATCATGAAATTGCTAGATTTGATACTTCTTATGAAACACCACCTCCACAAAATATTGGAAATATACAACCAACAGATGTAGTATCATCATATGAAAGTAGTCAAAAAAACATAGTTAAAAAAGCAAAATTATTATTAAATAATTATGATAGATTTGGAGAAAAAAATTATGAATTTTTTAATGGAGTACAACCTTATTTATATCATTCAGGAACAAATAAAGATGGAATTATGGTTTATTCTTTTGCTGTTAATCCAGAAGAAAATCAACCAAGTGGAACATGTAATTTTACAAAGTTAAATTCAAAACAATTAAATATTGAAACTATAATACCACCAATAACTAATAATAAATATGATTATTTATTTAATATTAATATATATTGTGTAAATTATAATATATTAACTATACAATCTGGTATGGGCTCACTATTATTTTCTTAATAATTATTTATTTAAATAAATTTGAATATAATTTATATATTATTTTATAAATTATATTTTTTTTTCTTCTTCTGCGAATAGGTTGTTTTCTAGGAATTGGTGATAATTCTTCACTATCAATTATATAATAATCATCTAATATATCATTTTCGTTATATTTAAATATACTTTTATTCATAATATATTTAAAATAAAAAAAAATATAAATTTATCTATATATTTAACAATTGTTATATTTTTTATGATATCCACAATATCTACCAAATTTTGTAACACGACAACATCTTTGTCCTGTTTTTGTTCCTTTATCAAATATAAATATACAACCTTCACCATCATCTTTTTCATTTGTTGTTGTATGATTATTTTCTATATTAGTAATATTTTCTTTTAATTCTTTTTCTTTCTTTAACTTAGCTTTTTCAATATCTTTTTTCAGTTTTTCTTCTTTCTTTTTCTTTTCTTCTATTTTCTTTTCTTCTACTTTCTTTTCTTCTACTTTCTTTTCTTCTACTTTCTTTTCTTCTACTTTCTTTTCTTCTACTTTCTTTTCTTCTACTTTCTTTTCTTCTACTTTCTTTTCTTCT